CTGACCGAAAAAACAGTGGGCAAACATGTGCGCGAAAACAATATGAAGCAGCAACGAACGCGAATAGGCATCAACCGGCAAACCAGTGAAGAAAATGCCCTTTCGGCGCTGGCACATCAAACGCGAATTATCCGCATGATCAGCGAAAAGCTGGCCGATCAGGTTAGCCCTAATCTTACTGTTGAAGAACTCAGCAAACTGCTGATCCCTAAGGGCGAAATTGATGCCGTGCAAAAGCTGTTCACAACTGTAAAAGGCAAAGAACTCGATTGGTCGGCCATGGTGCAGATCCTGCGCAATTTTATGAGCTACCTCAAAGAATCGGATGTGGAACTTGCCCAGGAACTGGTGCCGCATGTTGACGATTACATCAACGAAAAGCGCAAAGCATTATGAGCGGCTGGAATGTAACCGAAAAGCGGCAATATGAAGCCTGGCTAAAAGAAAAGCAGGCGATTATTAACACTAATCCGCTGCACAAGGAAACAGCCGAGCAGCAGGAAAAAGCTGTGCAAAATGCTAAAAGCGATTTTGTTTACTTCTGCAAACGCTATTTCAAACACCTGGCTTCTTCCGATTTCGGCTGGTTTCATAAATCGGCAGCACAGGAAATTATTGACAAAAAAGATATTGTGGCTGTGCTCGAGTGGCCGCGCGAGCATGCAAAGTCCATTCTTGCTGATGTGATGTTGCCGCTTTTCCTCAAAGCGAACAACCAGCTTACGGGTATGATGATCGCATCAGCTAACGAAAAGAAAGCTGCTACCTTGCTGGGAGACATACAGGCTGAGTTGATGTTTAATAAGCAGTATATTAACGATTTTGGCGAGCAGTACAGCCTTGGTAACTGGCAGGATGGCCATTTTGTAACCTCAGACGGCATTGGCTTCTGGGCTTTTGGTCGCGGACAAAGCCCGCGTGGTACGCGTAAATCCGACAAGCGTCCTAATTATTGCGTTGTGGACGATATTGACGATGCTATTATAGTTCGCAATGAGGCGCGTGTGATGGAAGCGGTTGATTGGATCCTGGGCGACTTATACGGAGCTATGCCCAACAAAGCCAGCCGCCTGATCATAGCAGGTAACAGAATTCATAAAAAAGGGATTTTGGCGCATATGGTTGGCGACATCGAACCGAACGATCCAAAGCGCAAAGATGTGTACCACTCTAAAGTGTTTGCACTCGAAAATCCAAGAACCCACAAAAAAGACCTTTCCGAAAAGGGCAAACCAGCCTGGAAGGAAAACTACACCCGCGAGCAGATCATCACTAAGATGAACCGCCAGGGCAGCCGTATTGGTTTGCGAGAGTTCTTCCATGAGCATATTGTCGATGGTAAAATCTTTAAGCCAAATCATTTGCCCTGGATCGAACCTAAGAACCTTACTGCTTACGATAAGCTGATCACTTATAACGATCCTTCGTACAAGGGCACTAAAACAAGTGATTATAAAGCGATTGTGCTGATCGGCAAAGCTGGCCGCTATTACGATGTAATTGATGTTTTTTGCCGCCAATGCACCACCAGCGAAATGGTGCGGGGGCATTATAATATAGCCGATCAGATTCCTGATAAACTGGCCTGCCGTCATTATATGGAGGCTAATTTCATCCAGGACTTGATGCTTGAAGAGTATTGGCGAGAGGGCGAAAGCCGTGGCAAAACAATGCGGATTCGTGGCGATCATCGCACTAAGCCTAACAAGGAGGCAAGGATCGAAAATCTTTCACCATTTACCGAGCAGGGATTCATTAGGTTTAATCAAAACCTGAAGCATTCGCCGGATATGCAGGCTTTGCGCGATCAGTTTCTTGCCTTCCCTGATGGCGAGCACGACGATGGCCCCGATGCTGTTGAAGGTGCGGTGTATCTGCTCAATCAGCGTAGTGGTGGAAAGGCAAAAAAAGGAAGTAATATGGCAACCGGAAAATCTAACAATGGCCGCATGGGTGGCCGCAGATCATAACAGATATGGCAACACAATTTATCGACAAAACAAAAGATTTTAAAGGTTTCCTGAGCACCAGGATCCTAACCAAGCTCAATAATGAGTACGACAGTGAGCTTATCAATGCCGAGAAGCTTGCAATTGGCATGGTGCGCGATGCCTGTGCTGATAAGTACAATATGGATGCCGAGCTTGCACGTACGGGCACTGAGCGCAATGCTACGCTTATCAGATGGCTGGCTATCCTGGCCACTTACTTCATGTATAATGATGTGGCCGACGACGACATACCCGAGCGGGTAATAAAGAACTACGACGATGTGGTTAGTCAGCTTAGCCGGATCAATAGCGGTAAGGAATCGGTGCAGTTTACACGCCTAACCGACAGCGATGGCGAAACAACCACTAAATTCATGTACGGAAGCGATACCCGTCGCAGCCACAACGCTTATTAATTTTAACAGCATTTAAACGATATTGCAATGAAATTTAAAGAGTATTTTTTCAACAGCAGGCCGGTTGCCGAAACGCAAGATCAGGAAACAGTACGTAAGCGTAAGAAGTTCCCCAGCGATGCGATTATTGCGCCCATTGATCGCATCAGCATGGAGCTTGCAAATTTAAAAGAGGCTGTTGACAGCGCAATTGATGTGTATAATCCAAATCGGGATGATCTGTTGCTGCTGTATTACTGGGCAATGAAAGACGACCAGGTAAAAAGTCAATTTGAAATTGCAGTGAATAAGGTGGCATCTCAACCTTTCAAAATCTGGCAGGGCGATCAGGAGGTGGAAGATTTAAAGTATCATTTTAAAAAGCCCTGGTTTGATGACTATATCCGGCTAATGATCGAAGCTGAGCTGTGGGGTTATACACTGCTCGAATTTCAGGATATAAAAGGTGGCCAATTTACGGGCGTTAAAGCATTCCCGCGCCGCTATGTTAATGCTGCCTGGCAAATGATCTTGTCGCGTGCTACACATACGCAAGGGGTGATATATGATGCTAAGATGCTGGCCGATTTCTGGATGCTCGAAAGTGGTGACAATGACAACCAGGGCAGCCTCGAGCTTATCACCAAACATGTGATGTTTAAGAATTATGCTTTGGTTGACTGGAGCGATTTTAACGAGAGATTTGGCAAACCAATCCTGGACATTGCTACTGATACCGACGATGCCGACGAAGTGCGTAAGCGTGCCGCTATGGCTGCCAATTTTGGGGGTAATGGCTGGATTGTGCGTGACACTGACGACCAGGTGAATATCATTGAAGCCAAGAATATCGGTAGCAATGCAGAAACCTTCGATAAGATGCTTAGCCGGCAGGATGATAGCATTGCTAAGATTATCAACGGCACTAAGGGCGTGGGCGACGAACAGGCATGGGTAGGCACTGCCGAAGTGAATGAGCGGGTGCTGAATGATTTTACCAAAACCCGTCTGCGTCGCATTAGCAATCACATAAATTATACATTGCTGCCTTTCCTGGTACGCTACGGCTATCCGCTTGCTAATTGCACCTTTGAATGGATCATTGAAGAAAAGGCTACCAAAATAGCCGAACCAGAACCAGACAACAGCAGCAGCGAACCGGTGAACTACCTGATTGCTAAAAAAAAAAACTTCCCTGGTGAAGGGCTAAAACTCGATATTGAAGCAGCCCGAACCGATCAGGTGCTCAACAACTGGCTTTTGCGATTTTTTGAAGGCCGTGCGCTGGGCATTGATTACGATATTTGGAAGCTTAACTTTACAAGCTTGCTCAAATCGCTTACAACTGCCAGCATCAGCTTTGCGCCTGAATATAAGTATGCTGAGCTGGCCACTGCCTTGCGCGAAAATGCAGCTGTGTTTACAGCTTTCAAAAACCACCGCGAACAAGCCGATCTGGTGAAACTGCTTGTTGATGAAGCTGGCGAACCGGTTAATTGGAATACCTTTAAAAAGCTGGCCAAACCCATCACCGAAAAGTATAATAAAGAGTGGCTGCAAACGGAGTTCAAACAGGCACAGGCTTCGGCACAAATGGCCGTTAAATGGGAAGGATTTAAAGAAGAAGCGGATCTGTATCCTAACCTGCGATATGATGCGGTTGATGATGAGTTTAGCCGTCCGGCACATGCCCGCATGAACGGAACCATAAGGCCGATTGATGACAGCTTCTGGAATCGCAACTATCCGCCAAATGGATGGGGTTGCCGATGCATTGTAACGCAAACCGACGAAGCAGTTACACCCGTTACTGAAGCTGGTGCTGATGCTGGCTTTAAATTTAATCCCGGCAAGGATCGCAAGCTGTTTGATGATGCTAACGGCTATCAGACAGATACAGCCAAGGACGATCGCAGCAGTGTGAGCAGCCAGGGCGAGGCTTTTTTAAACCAATACCTGAGCGAAAATGAATGAGCAATTTAACCGCAAACTGGCACATCTCGAGCGCGAACTGCCACAGGTGGTTAAGCGTGTTCCTGGCATTGCCAAAATTGAAGGATTAAAGTTTATTGCTTCCAACTTCAAAAAGCAGGGTTTCGAGAAAGCACCTGGCAGCGTAAGCAAGTGGAAAAACAAAAAGGAAGGCCGCAAACCAAACTTGATAGGCGAGAAGCGGGGCGGTGCAATGCGACGCAGCTGGCAGGGGCAGGCTGGTGATGGCTTCACGGCTTTCACTTCCAATCTGCCTTATACGGGTGTGCACAACGATGGCCTTAAGGCTGGCCGCCCTCCTGGCTTTACGATGCCCGAAAGGCGCATGATAGGCGAAAGCGAGGCGCTTAATCAGATGATCGAGCGCAAACTGGATACATTAGTGGATAACATTTTAAAATAAGCGATATGAAAAAATTTGAAGGATTAAGCCCTCTGTTCAAAGCCATCAGGCGGGGCATACAGGAACTGGCAGGCATTGATGATGTGGATTGGTTCAACAGCTACGATGACATCCAACTGCACGAACAGGGTTGCTTTGTCGATTTTCCTGAAGATGTAGTGTTTGAGGATATAAGCAAAAATGCCAGCCGTGCACCCCTGCGCATACGCCTGCATGTATATACCAAAGTGAAGCGCGATGCCGATGGCTATATTCCACTCCCCGAAACCGAAGCACACGATCAGCTGGCTTTGCTGGTGCGAAACGAAATAAAGCATAAGATGCTGCTGGTGGCCGATGGCGACTTTTTTACAGGGCATTTTGATGATTCCGATTTTTATGTGCAGGATGTAGCACCCGAGCAACTAACCGAGCGGCTAAAGTTTGTAAGCTGGCGGCACTATCACCATTTCAAAGGTTTTATGATTACCTGGCTTGATTTTACTACCAGGGTGGAAGGATAACACAAAAAAAACCGGATCAAATTTCCGGCTTTTTGTTTTAATGTTTAGTGGGCGGCTTGTTTATACAACTGCTTTAATTGCTTCAGCCTGCTTTCGTTTACTTTTAGGTCTTTCAGCAATTTGCGCAATCCCATGTACACGATAATAGTGTCGCGCATGTACTCGCCACTGGTTATTGAGTTGTTTTCAACAAACGAGATAAATAACTCATGCAGTTTTTCACTGTACAATTCAGCTTCTGCCTCATTCAGAAGCTCTAAAATCATTTCATCACCAATACTCATGATTGATTTCCTTTCATTAATAGTTTATTGATTAGTCTTTCGCGAATTAGTTGATTGTCGATTAGTGCAACATCCGCTAAAATACTAACTAATCTGGCAGGATGCAATCTGTTGTGGCGGCGGGTTTGTTTTTTTAATTGAGGAACAGGCTCGTTAAACAGGTTGCGTTGCGAAAGCTCTAAACTAATAATCAAATCTTCAGCCCAATCCCTGAACAAGCGTGCTCGCTGGCTCTTGATAAAAAACCCAAGCCGTACAATGCCGCGCTTTGTCCACATTGTTGTTCTTGTACTACCTGATTTTGAAGCACCGTGCAAAATTTGAACGTTGCTCAAATAGTGCTTACCTTCAGTTAGTTCATCAACATGATTTTGAAAATGCCTCCTTAGTGTAGTTGGATGCACACCATAACCTCTTGCAACTTCTTTGGTTGGCATCACAAACTCGTGGTCTGAACTTGGCAGGATTGTAACCGTCAAACCTTCGGTTACTACGAGATTCAAAGTCTCTCTTTCATTCTTTTTACAAGTCATTTTAAAAGAATTTAAGTAAATAAAAAAGCAAAGCAGCCTTAGGTGTGACTTGCAGTTTTTCGCGGGGCGAGAAACCAGCTCCTTTGTTTCCTTAGGAGCCACCTTAGCAGCTTTGCTCTATTTTTAACTAAATGTTTCAGGATTTACCCCTGAAGAAAAACTACAAGTCAGGGGCAAATATACAAAATATGAATAATTTGTCAAGTAATTTTTTTATTCAATCACTGTTCCATCGGCAAAAATGATCTTTTCAGGTTTCCAAATTACCTTCAGTTTTTCAAGGGGTTTATCCTTTAGTTTCTGATCGCTGTCTCTAAACATATTATAATCTGTAGAAGCCTCCCATCGCTTTATTGTACCAGCTGGCACAGCTTTATCATAACTAAATCCAATTACTTTAATTTCTTCATCAAAGATGTCATTAAACACCAATTCGCCTTTTAGGCCGATTACTTCCTCATCGGTTAAGTTTTCAATCGCAAAAACATAGGTAAGGTATTCCTGATAATCGCTTTCCTGATAGCCTTTTTTAACGCAGCTTACTTGTACGCTTTCGGTAAGTCGTTTCACTCGTTCAGCTTCAGCTGCAATTGCTCTTTGCTTTGCCGCTTCGCGTTCAGCTTCGAGACGTTCCTGCTCTGCTTTATAAGCTTTGCCGTTTGCCAGTATTTCGCCGTAAGTCATGTTATTATAACTTTCATCGGTCATTTCATAACGCATAATTGTGCCTAAAATTAATGGCACTGCTGTGCTGTCAACTTTTGTAATTGCTTTAAAATCTGCTTGCAATGAATCTTCATTGTAAGTTTTTTGCATTGGATCTGTACTGCATGATGCAATTGCAACGATTAGCAGTAAGTAAAATAACTTTTTCATAAGCGTGTTGTGTTAATGAATTAATGTGTAAAACTAAAAAAAAGCCCCCAATTTTTTAAGGGTTTAAAGTGTTTAACTGATAAATTTAATTATTGCGGGGGCTTTTCAAATAACGACGATTGCCAGGGCAATTTCTTTAAAATATATCTTTTGTGGCATCTTCTGCCTTTTGACGGGCAGTGTGCAGGCTTGTTTCAAACTCGTTTTTGCTGGCTGCTTCGCGCAATTCCTTACGTGCATTCATGCCTAAATAATTGCTAAGGGTGCGCCTGCTGATGTGATAATTAGGAGCTATTAAATTGTCGTAGATCCATGTGCCGGTGTGCCCGCGATTGCTATAACGCAAATAAATCTCTTGTATTTCGAGCACTTTTTTCAGGAAGTTTTTGTTATTATAAGCCATAGCGGGTGGTTGGTTTAGGATTGTTTATGCAATTGATAATTAATACGGGTAAGCACATTGTTGTGGTAATGATCAAGGATGTCGTATAGCATCAGATCGTTGATGATTGTTTGCGCCACATAGGCTTGCATATAATCAAAGCTTATATGCTGCCGTTCGGTTAGCTTCACAAGCTTTTGCTGCGCCTTTTGGTGCAGGTTCCAGGCTATCTGGGCGGCTGCTTTTTGCTCCAGGTCAGCACTCATAAAGTTTAGTGTGCCAATCCAGGCCTCAATGCAGTGCTTAAAGGCTAATATTTCATCTTTTGATAGCTCAACTTTGATCTTTTTGTTGATGATTAAAAGCATCATATCAGCGTTGAACTTACTTTTATTCGTTTGATAAAGTGCGGGTTGTTCCATTTTTTCGATGGGTTAAGTGGTTTCCTTCATTTTTTGTTGCCAATCGCCGCCTGATCACAATTTCATTTTCATCGTTTTTTTGCTTCTTTGGCCGCAGCGCATCAACAAATTGCCTTATGGCCCTGCCTGCTTCGGTGATGTGTTTATCCTTCATGGGCTTAAACGATATTTATGAATATATACTCCTCTACTCCGTCAACTGCCCAATCTACCCATATTGCCATAATACGAATATAGCTGATCTGGCAAGGCATTGTTTTAGCGTTTTTGCCGCTTCCACGCTTCAAGGTGATGTGTTTATGCTTGATATTTCCGGCCTTATCCATAAAGCGGTTATACCAATATGTGGTGTTTTTGCGCATAAAATAAGCACCTGATCTGCCGCTTGCAATTTCGTCAAACTCATCAGGTTTGAGCGTTACAATTAATTCATTTTCTGTTTTCATAGGTTTCACTTTTTACTTGGCTCTTTTTACTTTTTAATTGGCTCTTTCAAATGTCCGTCACTCGTAGCTCCCAGCCACTTTTCGATGCGCATTGATATGCTCATTCCGTATGTGCTTCCTACCACCGTGCCAATCACGTAAGGGATAAACAGCATCCAGTTCATTTCGCCCAGGATCAGCTCTCTGAAGGTCAGGAACCAGATGCTATTGCTAAAAAGGGCTGCAATAATGTGATATTGCCTGTTATCCCTGTTACGGCTGCGCGATACAATGCTAAAGCTGATGTTTTGAACGAATGCCAAAGCAAATATTTTTAGGATTAGGTAGATCATGGTTTTTTGGGTTTAGGGTTTCTGCTTAAAAAATCATATAGCTTGCCGGCATCGCTCATGTCGATAAAGTAACCATTATCTGTCACCATGCCAATTTTAAACTTGCGGCCAAAGTCCAATTCATGTATAAAATACTCGATCCAGCTATGTTCGCATTCGTCATGCATAACATTTTGCAACAATTCCACCATGGCATTCATTATCCAGTGTGTGTCGTATAATAGATTAGCCTGGTAAGCATCCGTAAAAAACTGATTAGCCACTGCGGCCATCTTATCATTGTGTTTATACTGCATATCAATGGCATTTAAACACGATATAAATAGTTTCTTATTCATTACTTTTTGGGTGTTTCGGGGGCAAATTCAACAATTACGGCCAGCAGCACTATCAGCCACCAGGCACTCATTTGCATGTGCAGCATATAAGCTGCCAGCGCGATCAGGGATGTAGGGGTAAGTTTCATAAGTTTTCTTCAGTTATTGTAACAATATAATATTTTACGGTGCGGCCATCAACAAGCGATTTTATGGAGCTTGCCGGATATAAGTTGAAAACACCAGCTTGTTTGAGCGTGCCATGCACATGAAAAATCAAAGAGGCATTGTCTTCTCTGATAAATCTGATCATCTCTGCATCAAAATCAGGATTGTAAATTGCGATCAGTTTTTTTAATCTGTCTTCTTTATTCATGTATTTCATTATTAGTTTCGTATATCTACTTTTCAAAGTTGCTAATCATAACACACGCATATACGGCAACTTAAATGAGTTGCGTATATACACTCGTTATGTTTTAGCTCCCAAATAAAAGAGGCCATGTTATCAACTTTTGCTAATCGTTTTATTTCTTGAGGTCTATCAGTTTCAAAAATTGCTTTCATTATTCTAAGGTTTAATTATTCCACAATTCAGCATTCAGATAGGTTTCGGCATACTTCTTTGCTGTGCCCTGGTAAAGTGTTTGTTCGTACTTTGTAATGAAGCGAAAGGCTTTTAAACGATCTGTTTTGCTCATCCGGTCCCACACTTTTGCAGCTCGTTTTTTGCTGCTTCGGATCTTCTCGTCGTAGCGATTCCAAAATTGATCAAACGTAATATCCTGCACGATCTCGGTTAGCTTGGCAGTAGGCGAGCTGCTTATGGTTCGCTTCACATCGGCCAGGTTGGTTGGCATTTTGCGCAGCAGAAACATTTGCTGCTCGGCACTCATGCGGGCATTGCTGGCATCGTAGCGCACCAGCGCGCCGTTGTCGTCAAATTCAAATATCACCTCGCCCTCAAACGAGGCTGCCGTAAAGGTGTAGGTTTTCATTTTAATTCGCTTTTTAGGTAGTTCTCAAATTGCGATACAAGCTTTGGAAGCTCGTTGTAGTTGTAGTCATTCAGGGGCTTGTTCAGGTAGCTGTATTTTATGCACCAATTGTCGAGCCTTGCCAGATCAACTGCTTGCTTCATGTCTTTCACGCTAAACCTTGTCCATCCAGCACTGTAGCACATTGATAGTATGCGACGGCGCATTTTGTTTCCGGCTTCCTTATCTGCCGATAGGCGCATTTCAACGCCCTGGTTCAAATGTGTAAGCAGCTTGGTTATTTCGCCATAGCGCAATTCGGTTGAGTGGTCTGTGCGGCCATCGCTGGCATCGCTCACCAGCTGTTGTTTCATGTCCATCATACCCCTGCGGGCAAGTATGGCATGCAGCATTTTAATTTGTCTTTTGGTAGCTTTTAACATGGGATTGTAGTGTTTTAATTCGCGATTAATTTGTAATAGATGTTCTGTTGCTATTATTATCGTTATCAGCATCACGGAAACAATCATGAGCGGATACACAACAAAAGGACTTAATTCTGCCATTGTCGCCATTCTTCAAAGTTTAGGTAATCAACTAATTTATGATAATCTATCCCTATGCGCCTGCATAGCGTGTGTATGCGCTCGCGCTCGTGGCCATACATCAGCATATCGCGCGTTGTGGTAAGGTAGTGATAGATCATTGTGCGATTCCTGTGCACCACCCGGACGGCTCTTCTGAGGTCGCCTGTTGCAAATGATATAAGCACAGCAGCTGTGCGGCGTTGCATTACGTATTTTTGGCCGCGATACTTGGCTGTTATTATATCTGCTTCGGTGTCGAAATAGGCCATTACATGTTCCATTATTTCGTCCTCATATTGGTTCAATCCGGGTGCTGCATAGGGGTTCATAATGCCGAA